ATCAATGGTAATTTTAGAGCACAAGGTTTCCAGGGAACTACTTTTAAGAAATGGAAACCCAGCAAGGGAACTACTCTTGTAAAAACAGGAACCCTTAGAAGCGCCACCTATTACACCACGCAGACTGGGCAGGTAACTATTATTAACCCTGTACCTTATGCCAAAGTCCATAATGAGGGATTTAAAGGCGAAGTAACTGTAAAATCCCACACTCGGAACCGTTACAGCAAAACCAAAATAGGTACGGGAAAATTTACTCAAAAAGGTAAGGAGAGAAAGAAAACAGTAACCTTTAAATCAGGAGAAACAACAGTAAAATCACACACTCGTAAAGTAAATATCCCACAAAGACAATTTATCCCTACACAGGACAGCCCAAGCCCAGTGCTGAATAATGCTATAACAAGAGAATTAACCAAAGACCTTAAGAAGATTATATCATAATGGAAACTTATTTTAAACCAATGTTTTTAGCCCTCCAAAAAAGAATAATGGAGAATGTACCCGAAATTAGATTTATAGACCAAAATATAGGTCAGCTTGGATTTGATGAGTATAGGGCTATGGTATCCTTTCCTGCTGTACTGGTAGATTTTCCCTCTACCTCTTTCTCGGCTCTGTCTGGAAATGCCCAGCTTGGTATTTCTTTTATTGAAATAACTCTTGTATTTGCTCCATACTCTCAGACCTACCAAATGGCTCCTGATAATGTAAAAGACTTAGGTCTGCAGTATTTTGAAATTGAGCAAAAGGTTTTTGCTGCCCTGCAAGGCTGGGACTGCGAGGGGCTGTGTACACCATTAGTAAGAACTCAAGCACAAAGTCAGAATAATAATGATATAGGTATGAGGGTAAGAAAATTAACCTTCAGTACATCATTTGAAGATTATACCCTTGACCATGACGAATATAGAGAAGTGGAGTTTAGGTTTTCGGGAGATATTATTCCTTAAAACAGACTGAGCTGCTGTGAGGTCTCTCTAGGAATAACCATACCTTTAATATTCATCCATTGGCGGTAGTTGATGTAGATATGATATTTAGGGAATATATGCCGAACAATACGAGTATCTGGCACATCATCATATTTGTGCTTCTTGTAGACTTCTACAATGTATCTCGCTCGTTTTAAATAATTTTCCCTATTTCTCGGCATGCCACAAAATTACCAAGCAAAAAAATACAAGTCAAGGCGATTTTTCAGAAACAAAAAATAAAAAAAACCGCCTCATTTATTCAAATTGGCGGATTTTATATTGTCATCATATGCTGTAAATCTACATAAAATCATCTATTTCGTATTTGTCCAAAAACTCTTTATACCATTCCCAAGCATAGTCTAAAAACTGCATTTCGGTTATTTTTGCATTAAACGACCATTTGCATGCCTCTTTGATATTATTTTGAATAAATACCAAAGTGTATTTTTTGCCATTGTATAAAAATTCTTTTCGTTTGTGGGAGGCATGTATATCATCATCCAGCATTCTATCCTTGTCATCCTCACTAAAAACAAGGACAAAAGACATATAATTAGGTGAATAAATATGATGAAAAGGATGTGCAGGGTCATAGGGAGACACCGCTAAAAGAAAGTTAGGGATACGAAGTTCTATACTCATTTTTATATTTTTTGCAAATCTACAAAAAAACCGCCCACAAGTGCAGGCGGCCAAAAATATAATATGATGAAAAAACTTTATATTTTAGAAAACTCTTTGAAAAAACGCTTTATTTCACGCCCAAAAACATCAGTGTAGATGTTTTCATTACTTTGTTTTTCGCCCTCTTTCGTGGCGGTAAATGTCCATCGTGAAACAGCTGGTTCGCTGACAAGAAGTCCTTCTTGAGCAGGAAGATTTAGATAGTAACCCTTGACCTCATAGCCTTGGCTCTGCAGAAACTTTATAATCTGCCCCTGCGACATCTCGGCTCTGGCGTGCATAGTGATGATGCCTTGTTCTTCTTTTATTCGTATCATTTTAAATCCGTTTTAAAAAGTCTTTAAATCTTATCTGCCAGCCAGTATTTTTGATTGAGAAAAGTACTCGGGTAGGGCATAGCTGTTTTATCGGCTTTCTTCCCTTCTTTGAATTTAGGAATAAAGAGCAGAACCTCTATTTTTTCAGCATCCGTGAGGGCGTTCCATGCTTTCTGTGTCGCAGGTATCTTTCCCACCTTGTAGCCGTAGGCGTTCCAGAAGACCTCAAACCTTAAGTCTTTTGGCATTTCTAAGAAGTCAAAGTCTGGAATAGGACTCTCCATCTGTTTTAAAAAATCGGTCTCACTTCGGAGCTTATTCGCTTGTCTGAGGGCAACAGTTATGTCTTCCCATGTCCAGCGGGTATTGGATAACTCCACCTTTCGGAGCATCCCGAAAGTATTGTCATATCCAAGTGTTATTTTCTGCTCGCTGTCTTTGTGAATGATGATGTATTCTTTCATAATAGTTGATGAATTTTATTCTTTAACATATCCAGTTTGTTTTGTTCGTAAAACCCTATTTCGCTGGTATTAGCGATGATAAGGCAGTTAAAAAGAGCGTCCATCTGGTAAAATTTTAAAGTAAGCGAAAGCTCTCTGCCATTGGGGTTATTAGTGTAAGTAAAGCATCTGCTGGTAAGAGTTTTAAAAAGTTCCTGCAAGATGGATTTTCGCACTTTCTCCTCCCTTGTCCTAGCAATACACTGGCTGGCATCTCTTACTATGCGATGCGCTAAAAACAGGGTTTCTGGCGCAATTTTAATTTTCGTTTTCATTTTCTTGTTTTTGAATTAAGAAAAAGTTTCGGGGAACTGTATAAATAATCATATCGCTATCAAAATGTTCCCATGAAGTATCTTTACAGATGCACTGTATCCCATCTTTAATTTCAATATAAATGCCTTCGCCTTTCACCTCTAAAACTCTTTCTAAATCTTGGTTTAAAATCTCTATTATATTCATGTTTCTAATTTAAAATAATCGTTTCTTCTACAAGGCTGTCTGCGAGCCTTTTGGCAAAATTCAAGTCTTTTTGAGCATTTAGAAAGGCATTATAAAGACTTGTCAGCCTCTCGGCAGGGATTTTGTTAAAATCATCTTCTTTCGCTGCACGGCAGGCGATGCCTTTCACATATTCCACGCTCGGTTTTTTGTTCATCTTCTCAAATACCCCGAAGATAGCTGCTATCAATCTTTTTCGTTTTTTGTCCAACTCTTGGGACTTCGCCGAAGCTCTTTTGTTCATCTTGTAATACAACTCGTTTATTTCAACCGCTGTAAGCTCTTTCGCAGAGCTAGTGCGTCCATTGGTGAAGTTGTAGATGATTTCTCCTCGTTGTTCTTGTAGCCCCTGTTTGGAGAGGGAGGTCATCAGTGCTTTTAATGTTGCCATATCTATAATTTGTTAAATTCTTGTATTTTTATCTCTAATAAATCATCAGCAACTCTAATACAATTTTCTAAAAACTTTTTCAAATCATCTTTGTCTAATTTTTTATCATTTTCTAACGACCTATAAACTTTCATTATATCTCTTTTATGCCCCTCTAAAAAACGCTCCCGCTCTTTTATATACTGGGCTCTTTCGTATTGTTCTTCTGTCATTTTTTATGTTTTTTAATAAATTAACTTTCATGAATGTTTCCTATAACAATAGCTCCTCTATTTAATTGCCAAGGCAACCAATTTTCAACATCTTTATTTTTAATACAAGATGAGACAAAACCTCCCTTTGAATAATAAACTTCGTATATGTTTCCTTCTTCCGTTTTCAATAAATCACCCTCATAAACATCTATTCCATTTTTATCTTTCAATCCTGTAAACTGTCCCTCAGTCCCTTTCATACAAGATATAAACAAGTTATCTCCGTTCTTTTCTTGAATCATGGGATTACCTTTTTTATCATAAATAAGATATCCATATGCAAAAGTGCTAATTAGCATATCACCTCGAAAGGCTCTAAATTTTATTTTTCTCATTTATCTTTATTTTTATTTGGCTTGAACCCCGATGCCTGCCTGTGCGGAAAGTTTTTGAGGATTATTCAGCATACAGCGCCTTCACAGCAAACATACATGCCTCCTCTAATTTTGTCTGCGCAAGGGAAATAAGCCTTTGCTTTTCTCCGCTTGCGGAAGAGGTGTTTTTATCGCCTCTCTGTTGTTCCAGCCCGTCTATGATTTCTGCGATACGCTTCCTTGTGGTTTCTATTATCATGGGTTCCACATCTTTTCTGTTTCCCAATCCGCATCTTTTCTGTCCTATTGTCATTTTAAATTATTTTTAAAGGTTATTTAAATTACTCTTGTGGGAGCAGGAAACTCAAATCAATATCCTTTGAAAGCTCTGCGCTGGTCATAGATAAAGGCAGGTTTCT